ACTGTTATTAGCAGTTCGAGCATCCATCTCCTTTGTTAGAAGTTAGGTGTCGCCCAAGAATCTGTGGCTTCACCTGTAGTGCCTCTAAGTTTCTGTCGAAACATAGAGTTTGATGGCTGACCTTGAGTGAGGTCATTTATCAAAACTGATGCACTGGCTTTGTTAGGTATAGCAGTTACCTGATCGCATCCCATCTCCTGCCATGCCATTTCCATAGCGAGTTTATTATCGACCTGTAACTCTTCAGCTAGTTCTCGCACTAATTTCTTTATGTAACCTACCTGCTTCTCTGAGGCGTCAGCTCTAGCAGCAGGGCCGTTACTTATTTTGACATTTGACCACGAATATTCTTGATTAGTAGCTGGAGCATCTCCCACGCGATCCGTTTTAGTCATCTCCTCTAAACTAGGTCGAGCACCTTTAGGAGCAAAATTTAAATTGGCTAAACAACGCCCGATAGCTGAAGTTTCACAGTTCTCAAGGGCCGATTGACGGTTGACAGGGTTACTACCTACACGCTCCTCAGCGAATCCTGTAGATGCTGGTCGTTCATCTGCAGCGTCACGATAGGCAAACGCTTTTACAATAAACATTTGGTCAGAGTGTGCCACTAACTCAGTCACTATTCTGCCATTTTTAAACTCACCATAAAACCTGTCGATTCTTTTTTCCACAGGCTCATAATTCGATAAATCAAATCCCATTAAATATCATCTCCACATGTGCATAGGTACTGTTCGCATGAAGTACATCTCTGTACGTCATTATCGGCTTTTATTTGTAGCCACTTAATCTTGGCTGATAGTGCTAGTTTCTCCCATATTTTAGGATCCTCTATATTCGTCATAATTACCCTCTCTAGTGTCATACGACTCTACTCAGGCAGTCTGACAATAGCGTCTAATTAGTGGATTTCAGGGTCTTTTCTAGGGTGTCCACGCGCTTACTTAGTCCTTCAATTTTGGTTTCTACACGCTGAATGCCTAGAGCTACATCGGGGAGGGATTTGCCCCCATTTGCCCCAGGTTGGATAAGGGATGTGTGCTCAGCTATGGTGCGTTGAATAGGTTTGACCACGATGTATCGATGGGAGGCAATTAGTAAGGCACCAACAGCTGTTATAGCCATAGCCACTTGACCCACTAGCAAAATGTAATCAATCAGAGTCATCGGACTCCCTAATCGGAAATGATATGACCCATATTAGTAGACCTATGAGAATTAGCCACCCTGTAACGACCTTAGCAGAGCCATCGAGCGTGAAATAGGCGATCATTAACCCTACATAAGTCCAAACGTCACCAGTCATACCGATAAAATATTTCTTTAACCAAATCATTTATTTCTCCTACTCATAGCGCCTACGGCAGATATTTGTGCTATCTGTTGCACTAAGACTGCTGCGATAACCACGCCCTGTGACTCTTCGCGTTGCTCAGGTGTCATATCCGATCCCACATTTAATATCGCTTCAGTTGCTGCAAAGACTTCGGCAATGCCAGGTATGTCAGCCAGCGCAGTGGGTATCTCTAATTCTAATGTATTTTCAGCTATGTATTCCTGAATTATTTCTTCTTGCCTTAACACCTCTAACTCCTCTACACTTAACTCAGGTTCGAGAACAGGAGTTTCAATTGTTTCTTGTTCAATTATTTGCTCAGTTATCTCTAATTCTGGCTCTACTATCGGTGGCAGGCTTGGGGCTGGTACTACGATTTCAGGTTCCTGAGTCGAAGTCGGTGCGTTATCTGAGTTATCTATTACTGGTTCTTGCGTTGGTTCAGGTGTTAATTCTGGTGTCGGGGTTGGTGTAGGTGTCTGGGTTTCTGTTTCTGTTGGTGACGGTGTTGGCTCTGGTGTGGGTGTTTCACTCGGAGTGACAGTTGGTGTTGGTGATGCTAATACAGCACCAGACCATGTGAGCATGTAATTACCTGTAGGTGTTTGATTTCCATTACTGACAGCCCATGCAAATGATGTGGCTCTTATGAAATATGTACCAGCATCTAGTGGTAAAGATAATAATGAGGCTAAATAATTTGTAGCTGAGTGCGCACCATCATCGTTAGCGCCTAATTTAAGTGTGTCTTGCCATATCTCGACCCAGGAATCTATGAAGCCTGTGGCTCTGGGATCACCAGTAGTAGTGGTTACAGTTACAGTGCTAGGAGTCTCTACAGTAATAGGTACATCTACATATGGTTGCTCAGGTGATAACTCTATGAGTACATCATCAGCGAATGCACTAGATGACATCATGACAGCTAGTAGTGCTAATGGTAGTAATAGTCGCAGGCGTAACCTACGAATCTTATCTCGCTAAGATCTCGGCTGGGTCACAGTCAGCACCAGCTGACCATCTGATGTTGTCGCGCATCTCGAAATGTAAGTGTGGACCTGATGAGTTACCAGTATTACCTGACTCACCTATGTGTTGGCCTTTTACTACAACATCACCTGGTTTAACTAATGACTTTGTAAGATGTGCGTAGATAACCCATCTCTTTTGATCATTAACGGTAACCTGTTGCACAATTTGTGTGCCGTAGGATTTACCCCAGTTTGCGTTAGCGATTACACCATCATCGACTGCGAGAATATCTGTGCCTGATGGCACTGCGAAGTCCACACCAGTGTGATAGCCACGACTCCACATCTTGCCTAATTTCTTATATTTTGTGGTTATCTTGCCATCTTTAATAGGTAACGCCATTATTTAGTTTCATCTTTCTTATTAGCACGTTTGAATATCGCATCGACTTCAGCCTGTGTAAGTTTTCCATCATCCAAGAAAGCCTTTGCCAGATCTGTGATTACACGTGACACAGCAAGCCCCCCAGCAATAGCAGCCGAGTTTACAGGTGCGACTCCAGCGAATGCGCCAACACCGATGGCTGGAAGTGCTGTGGCTAGAAATAAAGCAAATGCTCTCATTACAACATCTTTAATAATTGTGATACTCATAAAATCTCCTCAGTACGATTACCTAATTCTACCCCAGGAGTTTGTAATGCATTTACCACTTGTTTAGCGACAGGTGATGCTAACTCTGCATATATCGCTGTCGTTGCTGGTGAAGCGTGGCGCATAAGTTTAGACACAGCTAATAAGTCACCACCAGAAACCGAGTAGCAGTTAGTAGCAAAATAGTGACGACCAGAATGCAGTTTCTTGTTTATACCTAAGCGTCTTAACTCTCTACATGCGTAAGTTGATAAAGTGTGTGGTTTAACTGTCGGCCATAATCTGCCCAGAGTCTTATATGACTTAATCATCTCCACTACCACAGGATGCGCTGGTAATGCTAAATCTGTGCCACCTTTACCATGTGGGATACGTATCATGTAACCATCCTGATGCTCCTCTAAGTCAGCACCACAGGTCAAAGATATTTCTGCTGCTCTAAAGCCTGCAAAACAGGACAGAATAAACCAGTCACGCATAGGACTCTTAGCTGATTCCATAATCGTGGCCACCTCACCAGCTGTAAATGGTCTAGGCATCGATTTAGGCTTCCTAATGCGCACCAGTTTCTCAGCCGGGTTATGATCCTCAGGTACTAACTGCAGATGTATAAGATGCCTGTAGATCATCTTGTAACGGTTACTATTTGTCTTTCTGGTGGCCTGAGCAGGCGATAGCATAATTACCTGCTCAAGATCATCAGTGGTAGCAAATTGTGGATGCACACGCTTAGACAGCCTGTTTATTAGATGCTTATCAGTTAGCCATAACTGTCTTTTATGACCTAGTACCTGAAAGCGCTTATGGTATGCCTCTAATATCTGCTCAACTGTGTACCAGGGCTCGCCTGTTATTACGGTGTCGGTTTGGATATCGCCACCAGTCTCTTTAGTTTCTTATTTAATTTAGACATTTCACCTTTAAGTCGCTTAATTTCAGCTCTAATCTCTTTCTTTGTGACAGGCTCAGACTTAACCTCAGGCACATACTGGATCACAGTATTAGTGCCACCACTAACTGTTACCACTCTTTCTATAATCTGTGGTGCAGGTGTAATGGTGACTGTAGGTGTAGGAGTTGGTGCTGGAGTGTAGGTGCCGTTAAGCCAGGCAGTCCAGTCATCTCCACCAGCCATCTGTAATGTCCAGGCTTGTGATGTCCAGCAGGTAGTGATGTATCCACCACCCATAACACCCTCACCAGTCTTTATCGGGTACTGCGCTGGACATGTGATATCACGTGTCTCACGATAACTTCCTGGAAATGGTTCTGTAAATGCTAATGATGGTGATGCGATAAGTGCGCAGAGTGTTGTAGCTGTTAGTACTTTGTATTTCATTTCATACCTGCACATATCTGCGCAGTGTAATAGTTAGTACAGATAATACTGCAGAATTAGAGTATTGAGTTAATTTCTTCTTCTGTTAGTCCAGCGATCTCTGCTAATTTGTTAATCGCATTAGCACGCGC